GCGAAGATTTTATCCCAATTTTCCCTAAATATATCCAAATTTTCTATTGGTCTTGGCTTTGATCCTTTTCCCATTGTTCACCTTGTAAAAATAATCTATCTGCGTGGCGTTGCCATGATCTCTCGATCATGCGATCTAACTTACGCAATAGATACTCAATCATTTGTTAATTATTCTTTACTTCTCCTGGTTATTTCTCGTAAACATTTTACTTTTAATTTTTTATTAGCGCGTTCATCTTGCATAATCCGTTCTAACTCGGTGAGTGGTTGTGTTTTTAAATAAAAATGCTCAATCCAAGTCTTGCCTGTTTTTCTATCGGTATGTTTTACACTTGGTTTAATCTTCTCTGGCATCTTCCCTTCCGCTAATCATTTCCTCTAATTCTAACTGAAAATTAAATACTGCACGCATTATTTCATCTTTATTCTCATTTTCCCTTATTAAATGTATCACTTTTTCAAAAATTTCGTGTCTACCATCATACGTTTTTGGCCTTTTCATAGCTCCATCTCCTGTAAAATATGTTTTATTACCTCTACTGTCCAACCGTTGCCAAGCATCTTATATCTTTGAGTGTTTGATACATGGTTTGTATAGTTATCTGGTACTGTTTGCAGCCTTTCACACTCGCGACAAGTGAGCTTACGCCAGGTTAGGTCTTCATTAACGGCTACACTATCTTTACCTACTGTTGTAATAGCGTTTGATTTATCGTCTTTACGCAGCTCTAACATCTGTTTTGTTTTATTTGCTACCGATACTCCGTCTTTATCCATGCGTTTACCGTTTTTATCGTATGCTCTGCCACGAAAAGCACCACCAGTGACTACCTTTGGCTCACGATTACCACCTTGACATGTGTTGACTGTAGGCGACTTACCATCTGGGCTGTAGACTCGTTTGAGTATGTCATGTCCATTAATGTCTGTTGCTATGCCTATTTGTTTGGGCTTATTTACCAACTGCCTTCTATATTTCTTCTTGTATTGTTCAACACTTGCACCTTTGTAGTAGTTTGCATCTATGCAATGTGCTTTATCTCTTTCGCTTTCGTAGTTATCTTCTAGGATATCCCTTAAAACTATGCCTTTATCTTCTGGTTGTTGTATTCCTGGAATGTTAGTCCAATAATATCTTTGCCTAGACTGAGCAGATACAAGAGAACTATTAATAAATATTGGCTCAATACCAAACGGTATCTCTGGATAACACTCTGATACTTGTTCAGATATAACTTGTAAGAACTCTTTTTTCATTCTTACATTCTCTAATAAAAAATACTTTGGTTTGATTGCTTTGAGTAATCGTATGAACTCAAAGAACAATGCAGATCTAGGATCATCAAAAGCAAGCTGTTTACCTGCAAAACTAAATCCTTGACACGGACTGCCACCCATAATTAAATCTACACCCGTAAAATCTTTAGGATCTAATTCGCAAACATCACCAACTTGTTCTATATCTGGATAATTTGCAGCACTAACTTGCATAGCATATTTATCGATTTCACTTGCGTAATACTTATCTACAGGAATACCAAGCTGATCAAGTGCAATCCGCCCACAACTCATGCCATCGAATAAACTTAATACTTTCACCTAGAACTCCTCAATATCAAAATTACTTTTATCATACGGCATCAATACCGCATCTTTTCTAAACATAGTTTTCACGCTTGTATCCACCTCGCTGGAATTACATTTCACCACGCCTCCACGCACCACCCTCAACGGATCAGGCTCAACGCCATTCTCCACACAGATGCGTTCAGCTTCCTCCTTATTGCCTAGCCACAAACCTATGGCTAGTCTATGACCATCAACTAAGGAGCTAGCGCCTCGAATAGACTGCCTGGCGGACATTGGATCATCACCATTGGATAGAGCTGACTTGCTCATGTGATGAATGGACAACACCCCACACGACATCTGCGAGGATATCGAGGCGCATAGCTGACAATAGAGTTGTGCGGCTTCATTGCTAGATGACAATGGCGCACTACTCATGGCTTGAATTGGATCTATGACAACCAATTCTAAATTTGGGATCTCTTCTAGCTCTGCAACTAGCTCGTTAGCTTGTTCGGTGATATTTAATCCTGTTGCATCATCACGCAACAAAATTAGAGGTTTAGCAGTATCAGGAATAGTAAGCGCAAAAACGTCATACTTTGCATCTTGCCTTTCATTCTTGGGATCAAGCGCTTTTAATCTTCTATGGACTTCAGCTTGGTCATCTTCAGCCGAGAGCATAACCACATTACCATGTTGTGATACAGGATGACCAAACCAATCTCCATAACCTTTTGCTATCTTAATAGCTAAGTCTAGCGCTAACATAGATTTACCAACCCCACCGATAGAGGCCAAGATAGATGGCTTCCCTTTTTCTAAGAATTTATCTACTAGCCAGGTGCGAGGTGGTGGCTCGTTAATTAAGTTCCTGATTGCATATCTAGTAATACCTAATCCAGAACGCATTATTTCCTCAAGCACACGCTCCAAACCATGCTCTAAATACATATCATTGTAATCTCCTCTAAGGCTCGGTATGCGCACAAAACAATTAGGGAAGGCATTAGCTACATCTTGCGCATTTCTTTGCCCTACAGAGCTTGTGTCGTTGTCTAAAGCTAGGTATATTCTACATTGAGAGACTCCTCTGATGTTTTTAACTGCATCCATCGAAAAGTTAGCAGAAAAAACACACGCGGTTGGTATCTGTGTTGCTTCATATACACTACTTGCTGTCGCATAACCTTCGACAACGACTAGCTCATTTATTGTTGGTAATTCAGCTACCGAACAACCAATTAAAAATATGTTTCCTTTGATTTCGCCACCTGGATGGAACTTTTTGTCCCCTTTTTTGCTGATATACTGTAGCGATCTAATTTGTCCTGATGTAGAATACACAGGAATGACCAAACTTTCGTTTGTGTCAACTTTCAAACTATAGTTTTTAACCTTTTTATTGGAGAGATATTCGTGTTCAAATACATTTTTAAAAGAATCAAATCTGAGGTTTACCTCGCTTGCCACTTCCTCGTGCCTGTCTTTCTGAGCTTTTTCTCTCCGCTCTTGAGCATCAGACATCTGTTGTTTTAATTCTTGTGTCTGTTTAGGTGTTAATTTATTTGGATTGATACTGCTCCATTTACCCTCAAACCCTGTTTTCCAATTACCAAAAGTTGCAAAGTAATGTTGCTCACCAACGAGGTTTACAACATACCAGCCAGACTTTTGATTAGATCGGTCAGCCTTGCACATGGCGTTCTCTCCCACCCGCACACGCACAAGCTGACCAGTTAAATCTGGGTAATCTACTTGCAATCCATGATTGCGCATTTCGTTGACGAGTTCTTGTATATCTTTGCCTTCTTGAAAAAGATAATCCTCGTTGATTACTACGCCATCAGCTCCAAAATGTTTAGTCAGATCCATCGCGTACAACCTTATCCATACGACCTGTTTGAGCTTGATGATTCGCCCAGGTCATATATTCGTTTACAACGCGACTAAAAAGTAATTTTCTGTCTTTTCTTTCCCACTCATGCAAGACATAAGTTTTATTTTTCTTACTCATATCTATGTAGGTTTGTTTGGTTTTGCTGATAGCATAATCAAGTCCATCATCACAAGTTATTGCTATTCTTTTCAACTTCTTTTCCTCGCGTAAAAGTTTTAAATGTTCGTGCGTACACGCACCATATATTCGTTCATCCTCTATCCTCATAAATGGCCCTGAGGGTATTTTGCAATACCCACATAAAGCTGGGCGCATTTTCTTTAAATCAAAATGGAAGGTCATCCGAATCTTCGAACTCTACATCTTCCTCAGATTCTTCCTGTTTCGGAGCTGCTACTTTTTTCGTAGTCGCTTTAACCTCTTCGGCAGGCTTCCAACTGTTTCCAAACTTAGAGTCTGTTTCAGGATAACCATTATCATTTAATTTAATTGAACAACTGATAACCTTCCCACGAAGATCATCAGTATCTTTTATAGAGCCTTCGATTCCAGCAGCTTTAGCCATCTTCATTAGCTCTTCTCTTCCCCAATTCACATTCTTTGGATCATCATGTTGAATGGTAATTGTGTGCGTAACAAAAGTTTCAGTACCCTGAATCTTAAAATTCAAACGTATTCCCATCCAACCATTCTTACCCATTCTTGGCTCATCATCTGTATGAGTGTATTCAAGATTGTATCTGCCTGGTTTGATGTCAACCTTTTGTTGTTCAGTTTGTACTTCACCAAAATAATCTGTTATATCCATATCTTCTCCTATTTCAACATTTCTTCACGAATTGCCTTCCAATCAAATGGCATCTCTGCTGGCAATGCATATCTATTTTTAGCTAAAAAAGCTGGTTTTTCTTGGGTATAGATAACTCTATCTCCTTGCGTAGCTTTGGTAGACATTTGCCCACCTTTGCCTTGCACTTTTACAGTACCAAGTTTGTAGTTTGCAAAGAAACAACAATCACTATGCTCCAAGATTAAATCAGCAGCTTTTCTGTGTAGTTTAAGTTCATGTCTATCGTAAGCCTCAATCTCTGGCGACTCAAAACGCTTGATCTGGTTATGCGCAATTTGTAAAACTGTCATACCCTTTTCATCACGTAATCTATTAAGAATGCTTATATAAGCTCGCCATTCTTTTAAGGCTTCTACATAGCCACGACCATATCCAAACTCTTCAATAGATTTCTTCCCATGGTCATCACAAACCTTTTGCCAAACAAGAGGCTCTAACCAATCAAGTGAATCAATCACGACTGTTTTATATTCGTGATCTTCTTCTAATAAAGAATTTAAATTTCCAAAGAAAGATTCATAGTCCTCTGATAAAGGAAAATGGTCACATTCTATCTTTCCCATCCCATCTTCTGTTAACACAAATATAGGTTTATTCATGCTTGCACCAAAAGATGTTTTACCAATAGCAGCACCACCATACATAACAATTCTTGGTGGTTTCTTTTTGGCTTTCTTTCTAATACCAGCTAGACTCATTCTGAATCTCCTTCATCATCAGATGATTCCACAGCAGCTTGTAATCTAGCTCCGTATTCATTAATTAAGATTTGTAAATTATCAACCTCAAATTGAGTGTTGTTTATCAAATCATTTTTTCTCTGTTGTAAAACCACAAAGCGGTTATATAACACAGTATTTTCTTCAGAGAGGTCGCTCACCTTGTATTCTTTACCATCATCGGCAAATGTAAAAGTTAACTCCTCGCGGTTTTCTTCTGCCATTATTTTTCTCCTTTAAAATGTTTATAGGCATCGCAAACTTCCCTTGCATTACACCAACGACAGTTCGTGTCGCTTGGGTTAAATTGCGGGTTTTCTTCATCACAAGCATCAGTTGCTTGTTTTAAAGTTTCATAACCCCATTCCACCAAGTTAGCAGCAGACATGGAATATGATCGGATAGGACCATCTTTGTGCCAGGTTCTAGGTTGCACTATGGTCATAGTAACTGTTGTGCTTTCATCTCCGTAACGAGATAAAGCTCCAAGTGAATAAATTAATAATTGTGGGTTGTGTTCTACATCTACAGGAAACTTACCTGATTTGAGATCTATTATTTCTATTTCGTTTTTACCAATTAAAATTGCGTCAGCAGTTCCCCACACATATTGTGATATTTCTTCCATGCTGACGCGTTCCTCTACTAACATCTTTGCGCTTAGTTCTTCTTTTCTCTTCTGCACATAATCCACATAAACCTCTGCGCATTGAATCATGTCTTGATCTACCTCTATCTCAAAATCCTCTACATATTCTGTTTTACCCAACCAGTATTGTTCTAGGGTTACATTTTCTAATCTTTCTTTTAATAACATTTCGGTCATAGAGTGAATCAATGTTCCAACTGCTGCTGGCATACCAACCTTATATTGCACTTGATCCATAAGGGATGGCATACCTGGACAACTCATCCAGATTTTAGCTGCTGATGGACTATACTTCGCGTGAGGCATTAGAAACAAACCTTGTCTTTTCGTACTCTTCTATATACTCAAGATCATAAAGGACTTTGCCACCGATTTTAAAAAACTCAGGGCCTACTCCTTTTCCTCGTTGATTCTCAAGTGTGCGTGGTGATATTTTCCAACGCGTAGCAAGTTCTTTGGTGTCCAAAAATTTGTTGTTTGATTCCATTGTTGCTCCCATTTCTACTTTATTGTTGATTAATTTACACTATAGCTGTAATATTTGCAACATACTATGTAAAAAAGGAGCGTGTAAATGAGTATAGATAATATAACACCAGAGGAATGGGATCAGCAGATTGATAATAAAGCTACTAACAGGCAAGTCGGTGGCGATCATTACAAAAGATTGAAGATCACTCCTACTGATTATGTTTATGCTAATGGGTTATCTTGGAATCTGGGTAACGTAGTCAAATATGTAACCAGAAATAAAGATGATGTAATTAAAGATTTGCTGAAAGCAAAACACTACATCGATCTTGAACTAGAGATGGTGCATGGTGTGGATGCGGAAGGTAAAGTTATTGGACCTTATAGGATTGAAACTAAGGTCTAGGAGTTTTGTATGAAACTTGGGGATTTTGAAGATCCTGTTTTAAACGAAAGATGTAATAAAGGGCCTGTATATTTAAACAGGCACTTATTAAAAAACTTTGTAAACTTTTGTAAGGAACAAGAAAAAGATCCGCAGACTGTAGCAGAATACCTAATTAACTTAGGTATTCATACTGCTGAGAAAAGAGTATTTATAGATATAAAAAATTTATAAAACTTTATCTGTATTAATAATACTTTCTATATGATTGCCTACCCTGTTTGCGCTTTCAATAGCCTTATCCTGGTGTATGTGTGCATATCTTTGTGTTGTAGCTTGATCTCTATGACCTAATAAACCACCGACTTCAGCTAAACTTATCTTTTGCAACGACCAAGATGCATAAGAGTGTCTTATATCATGCATACGCATATCTTCTATACCTAAAGCTTTCTTAATAGTTTCCCAGGTTCTTCTCGGTGTTTTAATACCAATGATATATTCACCATCTTTATTTAGATTATTAATAATATCAATAGCCATAGGTGTTAGATGAATAATTCTATCTTCACCATATCTATCTGTTTTGTGGTCTTTAATAACTAAAGTATTCCCGACTAAATCACTCCACTTTGCTTTTGCTATCTCTCCTTTTCTTGCGCCAGTAAGTATTAATAACCAAATAAAAGCAACTGACTTTTGATATAAAGGAATATCTTTTAGTTTGTTTAGTTCATCTGTCAAAGCTATTAACTCATCATTGGTTAAATACCTTTTTCTTTTATTCTCTCTGTTCTTAGGAATATTGGAGCTGGGGTTTATTTCTGTTAGTGATAATGTAATAGCCAGATTATAAACAGCCTTTATAATTGATAAGCATTTATTAGCTAGTGATGGCGCTCTTTCACTTATATCAAAATGTAATGATGCAATATCACCACGAATGATAGTATCTATTGGTTTATCACCAAGCACAGGACTAATGTTTTTTTGGTAAACAGCTTGTATGCTGTCAATAGTTTTTGCTTTACGTCTTTTGAGATCCTTGACATATAAATCAAAGACTTTATCTAATGTTTTCATAGCATCTCCCAAATGTATAAAAATGTAGTTTAATGTATATTGTCTAATATATCAAGAATGTTTTTGATTGGATCATTATTCTTTATATGCTCGTCAGCAATAGTTAATTGATTCTGGCCTGTTGGCAAGCTAAATATAATGTTCATGTATTTAAGACTAACAAAAGCAAATATATCTATTGCACCATCATCATAACCTCTAACTTTAGAATGACTGCCTCTGCGCATATCAAAACGCCAGTTGATTCTATGTTTGTCTATCTTGGATTTAGTCTTAACTTGGACTTTGTATAGTTTGTTTTCGTGTTCAAAGATAATGTCAGCTTCGGAGGAGTGTGGGACAACCATGACTGTATCAGAGATTCGAGAGAGGAATGATGCTGCGAGATACTCACCTGCGCGACCAATCCTTTCTGTCGCTCTTGGCATGGTTTATTGTTGCATATTCTCCTGTATCTGTTCTGATACAAGCGGAACTGCTGGTTGAACAGCTAATGCGCTAACTGGAACTGGAACGTCTGGAAGTTTTGGTAATTGTTGTAAAAATCTCTGAATAAAATCTTGTTTTGCGCTTTCAACACCTCTAGCAGCATCTTTAATAAGATTCTTGTTGAATGGGCGCGCAAGAAACGCATTTAAAACTCTCAATAGTCCAAATCCTGCTATAGCTCCTGCTCCACCACCTACATTAACTCCTGTTGTTCCTATCAATGTCGCTGGACCTACAGATTGTGCTGATCTTAATATTCCAGACCTCAAAATAAATGTATTGACATCAGGTAAAGCCTCTGGAAAATCTTTTAATATATTTAAGAAGTCATATAAATCATCGGCTGATGTATATTGATAATCTTTTAATAATTCTTTTGTAGCTGCATATTGTTTACTTTTTAAATTATCAAAACCAAGTTCTTTATACAATTTAGTAAAACTTCTTTTTTCTCCTCTTAGATGTTTTGTAAAAACATCATCTAAATAATTGCCTGCAAGATTGTTTAATCTATTTTTACCAATTAATATTCTTAAATCTTTGACAGCCTCAGGAGACTTAGCATCTCCAAACGTATTTTTATATAAATCTTCTAACCTCTGTGATGGTGGTCTGCCAACACCAGGTCTTAAAGCTCCTCTACCTAATGCTTTTTGGAACTCTTTACCTGTTTTTCCTTCGACCACAGCCATATATTCTTTAAATAATCTATCGCCAGCAGACATTAATCTTCCAGCTTCATCATTTGGATCTCTTATTTGTCTTTTTAATTGGTCTTGTATTCTTGTTATAGCTCTAAACGCAGTATTGTTTGGTATTTCTCCTTTAGCTGGATCATATTTTTTAGACAATGTAGACAATCTCTCATCTAACAATTTTACTTCGCTAAAATTTAACTTTTTATTTACATTTTTCTGTATATCACTTACAAAACTTAATAAATCTTTTGGTATATCTGCAAGTTCACTTCTTGGAATTGCTGTTCTTGACACAAGAGATAAATCACTCAAATCAAAATAATTACCTTTTGCCTCATTTAATTTTTCTGCTCTTTTATAAACTGATTTATATGAGTTTCTCCAAGAATTAAATGACTTCATACCAAACTCTTGTATAAGTTTTGATCTTTCTGTCTCTGTTAAAGGAGCTATTTTTGCTGATGGAGATATTCTTTTTGATAGAGCTTTATCTACAGCTTCAAATGTTTGTGCCAGTTGCTTTTGACCAGGCGCTCCTGCTAATGGCATACGACTTGATAAATTATAAATACCTCTAACAAAAGGAGATGTGCTTGCTTGACCAAGGGATAATGGAACTCCCTCATCAGCTAACTTAACTGCTTGTTCAGCAGCTTCATCAGTTAATCCCATTGTTCTTTCTAGAATACTTAATCTTGTTGCTGCATCTGGAGCTTCTTTTAAGGCTTTTTGTTTTGCTGCTTTAGCAGAATCAACTATTTTAGTAACTGCTGGTTTTAATGCTTTTCCTGCAACGGGTACTGCAACAGTTAAACCAGCATCAACAGCTCCAGTAATTGCAGCATCTTGCAATCTTTCTCTTGCGCTTGGAGCTGGCATATCAGGAGCTAATAAATCACCAAGAAAGTCTGCTGCTAATGACCCACCACCTGCACCTATACCTGCACCCGCACCTGCGCCTGCAATAATACCAGCTGGCCCTGCTGGCGCTCCTGCTACACCACCTACAATAGCACCGCCAACACCACCTAAAACCTCTAAGAATCCTTCAGCAAATCCTGGCAATCTGCCTGGATAATCTCTAGGATCTATAAGACCAAGCTCAATACCTATTTCTCTTGTTTTTGCGTAGTAAGTTTTTGCGTCTATTTTTCCTTCTTGCAAGGCTCTATAACCATCAGATTTTATTTGATTAAAAACCTGTTGTTTATTTTCTATGTCTTTAAGTTCTTTATATTTTTCACTCATTTGTATATAAGCCTGTATATCTTCCCGCAGGATCAAAGCCAAAATCTTTTGGCGGTTCTAAAACATCTTTTGGCTTACCTTTTAATGAGAGTATTGCTGAGTCTAATTTTTTTGACAATAACAAACTTTTATTTAATTCTTCTCTATATTTTTCTTTGTCTGAATCAGAAACAGTATCAGATTTAATCCCTTGCTCAAGATTTTTTATTCTAGCATCAACCTGATCCTTAATATTAATATACTTTTCCATAGCATCTCTTTCAGATGTAGCTGCTGTCATTGGTAAATTACCTTTAATGTTTTCATAAATAAGCGTATTGGGTCTGCCAGTAAAGTCTGCTGCTAAATTTGCTAAGATTTCTGTGTTTAAACTATTTCTTGCTCTTACAGCTGCACCAGTTTTTGGGTCTACGTCAAAACCAAGAACTCTTGTTACTTTGCTTAATGCCTCTTGCGATGCATCAATTGGTCCAAAAGCCTGATCCAAGTCTGCAAAAGTATCTAAAACTTGTGTTTCCTCTATAATTGTATCAACATTCTCCTCTGCTTTTTTAACTATATCTTCACCTGATAATCCTGATGTATCCCTGAATTCAAGAATGTCTTTTATAGGAAGTCCTGCTACAGCTTGAGCAACTTCTTCATCTGAAAGACCAGCATCTCTATATGCTTGTAAAATTTGTTGTTGTTGCAATAATGCTTGTTCTTGTTCTTGTTGTTGTAAATAACCTTGTTGTAAACCTCTTTCACCAAACAATTCATACATTTTTGCTAGCGATGGATCTGTAAGAGAAAGTTCTTGCAGTTTTTTTTCTCTTTCTTCCTGCTGTATTTGTAACTCTCTTTTTTGTTTTAATTGTTGAATTTGTTGAAAACTTTGTAAAGGATCTTGACCACGCAATGCACCACCCAACGAAAGAAGCATATAGCCAAGTCTTTCATTTCTAGCGTTCATAGGCGCTTGTGGTTGTGGTGGTTGTGGTGGTTGCGGTGTTACTTGTGGCGTTAAACCCAAAGTTCCTGTTGATGGTGTTTGGGGAATAAGTCCATAAGGATTAGAAAAATTTATTGCCATCTATAATCTCCTATCCCATGCCTAAAAAGTAAGAACCTAATAATCCTGCACCTGCTCCTAATATGTCACCTAAACCCGTTCTTCTTTGTACAGTCTGTGATGTAAGAGGTATTCCCATGCCCGCTTGCAATAAGCCAAGCTGTTGTGGTCCATAAGCTAATGCTCTTTCAAACTCACCTCTAGCAGCTTGCAATGCTTGCTGTTGTAATAATTGTTGTTGTTGTCCTACCTGCCCGAGCATACCTAACCTGCCCATCTGCTCCGCACCAATGCCACCTAGCAAGCCAGCTCTAAACTGCCTGCCTGACATTTCTCTTGCGATGTCAGACTCAGCAGCTCTTTGCGCTTGCTCAAATCCTGCTTGACGTAAACCTGCGGCTGTTCTTGCAGCTTGCTCTGCAAAAGGTCTGGTAGCTTCAGCTTCTAATATTGCTGATCTTGAACCACCAAAAGCGCCTGCTCTGATTGCTTGTTCTTGCGCTCTTTGTTGTGCTACATCTTGTTGTCTTTGAATGTCTTGCATTGCAAGATCAATAACTTGTTGTTGATATGGTGATTGATAAGCTCCAATGTTAGCACTCAATAAACTCGGTGTAGGTGCTTCTGCAAGTTCTCTTATACCAGTTAGCGGATCAAACTGCATACCTGTTTCAAATAAACCTCTGGTCGCTTCAAACTGTCTGAGTTGATCTGGCGTAAAACCTGCAACCATTGGGCCTGTATATGGCACAAAAGGTTGACCAGCTAAACCTTTAGCAGCTTGATAAATCTCCTGCATTTGTTGTTGTTGAAATTCTGGTATTTCTGTTGTTGTTGTTGTTGATCCTTTACTCATAATTCTTTTCTAATTAAATGTTCTTTCTCAAATCCAAGATGTTGTATTTTTCTTAGCCATCCTGGTCTGCCACCTCCGTAAAGTCGTTTACAACCTAATTGTTTTGCAAACACTTCAATGGATGGCAACATAGTTTCTAACTCTTCGTAATCTCCACCACAAAAAAGCAAGTTAAGTGCTTTATTCTGTGGATATATTACAAGTTCTGTAACCATTGCACTTCTTTGTCCTGGCCACAAATGGAACAATCCATGCCTTATTTTATCCTCTATATCACTAATTGTATAGGAATCTTGGTACTTTATAGCCTTTTCAATCCAATGTTTACAGCGATCCCATTCTACTTCCCAGTCAGCTTTCTTATCGCTGGGGAAGTCAATAATATTATTAGTCTCCTTTTGCATATTCTATGATGCTTAAAAATAAATCTATATTTGCATGGTTGACTTGTGCTTTTATAATCTCACCCTGTTGCAAGATTATGCCTGCATTAGTTTGTAATTCTACAGTTTCATGTGCTGATATATTTTTTTGTTTATAAATAAAAAACTCATTAGAGCTAGTATCTGTAATTGATACATCTAAATTGGTTTGTTGATTACCATGATCGCAAGCTAAAAAACCCTGAACAATGGCAAAGTCAAAATCATCACCAGTAGGAGCTGTGTATATAGTTTGTTGTGTGGTTGCTGCAAAAGAATATTTTACGTTAATAGCTCTTTGTATATATTGTTTTTGTGAGGATAAATCCATTATCTTTTGCCTCTAGCTTTAGCATCTACTCTTATGTTACCGACTTGGAAATCTTGTGTTGTAGAGCCATCTACTCGCATTTGCACTTGTCTTGCGCTAAATCTAGCATCTGTATAACCATCATTTTCAAAAGTAAATGAGCCAAAATCAGACTCACTTCCCACAGGTGTAAATTTACCTTTGAAACTAATAGTAACGCCAGGTAAAGTATTTGCTTCTTCATCTGGAATAATTTGATTTACTTGCATAACTCTATCACCTGTACCTAATTCTATTGGACCAGACTGGCAAAAAGGTACTTGAGATCCCAGATTTGGAGAATTGTTTAATGTTGTTGATTCATGTTCATAAATAAAGCCGCCAGAATCACCTGCAATCGGATAATCAAATACACCCTGATCCACCCAGCAACCTCTATCTAATGAACCTATACTCCAAACATTTTGTGCATAATTCCAAATAACATATTTATTTGGTGTGTATTGACTCTCTCCACTTGGGAATCCCCACCATATCTCATTGAAGTTTGAGTTGTGTCCACCCCATGATGCAGCTCTACCTGGCACGTTTAGATTGTCAAAGACATAATCATGCACTTCACATGGTATTTCTCTAACAGTACCATCGTAAACAAAAAATGCGTTTTCACCCATCCATGCTAAAAAATTACCAGTTGGTACAATAACTCTTCTGCCTACAGCTTTACAGTTTGTACCAGCATCACTAATACCATAAATAAATGGATTACCTGAGTAATACATTCTGCTAATACCAGTATCACTAAATATGATTACATCTGCACCAAACTTAACAGCATATAATGCTCTACCGCCTGTTGGTATTTGTAGATCACCTGCGGTATTAGTTGCTTTTGCTGTCCAGTTATTCCTATCTTCTCTGGTTGACCATGCAACTTTTCTTGGATCACCAGCAGAGCCAATAGAAACTAAATGTCTTTCATTAGTTACTATAACTGCTTCATTATTGGTTGGTGCGTTAGTTACTACTGTGGCTATAGTGTCAGCTGTGCCTCCAGGTTGAGAATTTGGTCTCCATTTGTAAATTTTACCATCGCCTGAAAAACAAAAGATTAAGTCCTCACCCCAGTTATCAAAAGAAAAATGATCTGTTTTTAAAGGTAATCCTGATTGACTTCTAGCATCGCCATAATCTTCTACTCCCCAATGATAAGCACCAAAACCAAGAGGGTCATTAGCTTCATCATTAACAAACCCTGTTGGTGTTATATTAATCCAAGTATTGTCATATAGAACATAAACTTTTTGTCTTGTACCTACTGCTAGTATTGGATCTCCTGTATTATCAGAATATGCGTGCATGGCGATAGGTTCGCCATCTAATGCTGTGCTTCTTAAATTAGTCCAACCGCCAATAGGTTTAAGATAACCGTTTTCAAAACGTACCAAGTCGCCATCAACCCATCTGCCTTTATTAGCATAGTCAGTTCCGTTTTTGACTATCCCTGCGGGTGGGGTTACTGGCAACAAGGCCATTTTATTCTCCTACAGTTTTGGTTTCGCTTGTTGGATTGATTTGTCCGCTGATGTTTGCATCAAGACCATCTTTTAAAGATTGGACTTCATCTTCACCCATAACACTTTCTACCCAGCCTGTTACTACTGCATTGGTAAGATCATCAAAAGCTATAAAGTTTTCAATGTCGTCTGCATTAATGCTTTGTGTACCATATATAGAAGCAGAATAGTAATTTTCATCTGCATCTTGCTGGTCACTTACAGCATTTAATCTCCAATGCACGTTGTAAACAACGTCAGAGTGGTTGTCGTGATTTGGGTAAACATCAACTGTTTTACAATCCCAAGTATAAGTATTTGCCATAATTATTTCTCCTTTAAATTTGCAATTTCACTTTTTAGTGATTCTATTTGTTCTTGTTGTTCTTGCATACCTTTTACAAGGTGCGTAACAAGTTTACTATAATCCATTTGATAAAAACCATCTTCATTTCTACTTACAGCATTTGGTACAAGTTCTTCAACCTCTTGTGCAATTAAACCTTCGTCTGCCTTATTATCAGATTTCCAATTATAGGCTACAGGGTTAAGATTATTAATGACATCTAACCCTCTTGATGATCCTGTAATATCTTTTAATCTAGCATCTGATGATGTGTTGTAAGCTGTTGCCGAAGCATTGGTTGTAATTGAACCGACTTCTCCATTAGGATTTGAAAAAATAATATGCCCTTGATTATTTGTAGCTGTGGTTGATAGATATAAATTTCTTCTTCCATTACTATCTGCTCTAAAACCTGTTCCACCACTTCCTGCAGAAGGTAAAGATGTAGTTCCTATTAAAAGCTGCCCTGAACCATCAATACGCATCCTTTCTGCACCACCAGTACCTAAACGTACTAAATCTGCTGCTGATGGAGTTCCTGAGTCAGTTCCAATGAATGTTCCATTACCAAAATGACCTAATTGTAAAGAACCATTCGTAGTTGTTCCAATTCTCATTTCAGTATTTGTTCCTGCATTTACTTCAAGAGTTTTAGCAGGACTTGCAGTTCCTATACCTACTTTTCCATCATTTTTTAAATTTAGTATATCTAATCCATTTCTACCAATAACTAAACTACCTGCTGAACCTACATTAGTAATATTCCAAGTTCTATTAGTGTAAGTAGTATCTGCTGTATCAAGGATAATTGTTGGTCTGTTAGTAGTTTGTAAACCTATAAGAACGTTGTTAACTGAATCTGATGCACCACTAACAGTAGTAGATGCTACAACTTCTAAATTACCATCAGGACTTGAAGTTCCCAGACCCAAGTTTCCTGAAGAATCAATACGCATCCTTTCTGTTGATGCTGTGCTAATCGCCATATGATCAGTTGCATGGTCATATTCTATAGAACCCCTGTACGCTGTTGTTCCACCTGTACCTGCGAAAGAATCTGCAAATAATAAAGTACTACTGCTAGAAGTGTTAGCACTAATAGTTATGCCAGTATCACCATCGCTATTAACTAC